TATGCTCTTCTTCGTACCGTTCGTACTCCAGACCGAACAGAGCGTTAAGCCCCGGCAGGAGTTCCTTCAACATCTGAGCGCGTGAAATTGCCATGAGTTCGCTCCTTAGGCGGTAACGCTACTGTAGTAGCCGTGGGTGAGGACATTCAGCTTGACCAGCAGTTCACGGTAAACAGTGAACACAACGGTCGAGCTGGCCGGGACGGCGGTGACACTGCCGGGAACAGCGATGGCGGCATTCAGCACAATGCTGGTGTCACCTGCGGCGGCGGCGGTATCCACAAACGAACCGGTTTGAATCAGTTCACCGTTGGATGCGTAGTACGCCACGCTGGTACCGACCGGAATGGCCTGCGGACTGCCCGAACCGGTGAGGGTCAAGGTTGCGCCAGAGGACGAGCCGATTGCCGTAAAGCTGAACGAGGTCTCTTCGACCACGCCAACGCAACGCAGAGGCAGGATGGTGGACACAGGGGTATCGACCGGAGCCAGAATGGCGTTGGCCGAGTTGCCGGTGTTCACATTGCCGGTGTTGTCGATGGCGGAGAGGTTGGTGCCGACCAGAGCGTAAGCGCCGGAGGCCATGACCACGCCGGACGAACAGACAGCCGCTTTGTACACGGTATCCGGGTCGTCATTGATGTACGCCACAGCATCACCAGCCAGCGTGGAAGCGGGCCAGTATTGCGAGAAGCGTTTCTGCTTGGTGACAGGGTCCGTGTACGAGCAACCCAAGAAAACACCAGTGACAGCGTTGGACGCAGTGGTAGCGCCAATTGCCGCACGGGTAGCGGAACCTCGAACGACTTTCACGAAATCACCATTGAAGATGTCCGTGGCGTAGCCGTATTGAATCGGGTACATACGGGTCGAACCCGCAAAGACCTGACCGCCGATAAGGTTAATCGGCTCCAGCCCATAGGGGGCGTTTACTTCGGTGCCAGATGCCATGTTAAATACCTCTTGAAAAGGATGGGATTAAGCCGCGTTTAACCGCGACCAAACGATGTTTTCGTACTACGCTCCGGATTGAGGAGCGGCATACGAGGGTCACCTTCCCGAAGGAAGGAACGGTCCACGCCTTCGATTTGCCTATCCGAAAGTTCTTGGTAATACTGCTGGCGGGACTTCATCATGTTTTCCGGGGCTTTGCACAAGAGCAGTCCACCCACTTCGATATTCCCCTTGAACTGGGAATTGTGGTCGGACAGGATTTGAAGTTCCGGATAATCTTCGGCTTTGACCGGTACCCAACCCTCACGCATCATACGAGAGACATTGGTGTTATCGGCGCGACCGAGTGACGAGGTTCGTACCCAGCGGTGTACCCAGCCCTCACGGGGTTCAGGAACCGGAAGCGAGGATTGCGGTAGCCATGAATCCGATTGACGGACTTCATCTTTCCGCTCTACTCTTACTGTGCGCTCTTCAGCCATTGTTGCTCTCCTTGATGAGTTGTTTGGCGTACTGCTCCGAGGTAAGTCCAAGTCGTTTAGCGAGAGCGACTTGCGTGGAGGTCAGCGTAATTCTGCGCGGCGTGGATGCACTGCTTCGCTTGGAAGGTGCCACGACCGAGGATGGTTGGCGTTGAGGGGTCTGCCGCTGTTGCGGCTCCTGCTCAAAGTGTTCGGGGAATCGAGTCCGAACTGCCTCGTCAATTGCATTGTAGTATTCTTCCGTGTCAGGAGTAATACCTTCATCACGAACCAGTCGTTCGTGTACACCATAGGCCAATGCCGTCATATCCTTGTTGCCTTTCGGGCCAAACCACGAATTGCGCTCGGCCCATTTGAGAGCTTTCTCGCTGGGAGCGGGCGGGGTGTACTGCGGTTGCTGTGGTTGGGCGGCTTGGGCAGGAGCTTGGGCCGGGGCTTGCGGTTTGGGTCGTGACTGGAGCGTGCGTTCGTGCTTTTCAGCTTCACGGAATTCGGTTTGGGCCGTCAGGAGCTGTTCCTGCGCGGCGATGATTTTGTCGGTGTCGCCCTGTTCATAGGCTTCCCGATACTTGGATTTTGCGGCGTCCAACTGAAGCTGGGCGCGGGTCTTGATTTGATGGACCAGTGCGCCTTCGCCGCGTTGGATGAGACCCTGATACTGCTGGTTCTCAGCCATTAGACGCTGGGCATAGCTAAGAGCTTCCTCTCGCATACGCTCGGCGGCTTCGGCTCGGCGGTCGGCTTCACCTTGTTGCCATTTCAGCTTTCCGATGCGCTTGCGCACCTTCTCGCTGTAACCGGCCAGCTCATCTTCATCGTGTTCTTCTGCCGCGCCGCCAGCCTTTTCGGGCTTCCGGGGCAGGTCATCGATAATATCGACCACAATGTCGTTGTCTTCAGGTTCTGGAGCCTTTGCACCGGGGCGTTCCACGGGAGCCATCACGCCAAAAAATTTGTCTTCAGAGGTCGTCATACTTTCACCACAGAGCGCGGGTCTTCAACCGTTGCCTCCACACTGTCATCGTTGATTAAACGAAACTCCTTACCATGCACCCGAAACCGGGTACCGCTGTAAGAGCGCATCACAATCCAGTCGCCGACCTTGCAGTATGGGCCGCTCGGAAAGCGGGCTTCAGAGGCATAGGCATCCGGACCCATTTCGAGAACGAAACCTACGATACTGCCGACCTCTTCGTTTTGAACGGTTTGGCTGGACTTGATGATACCGCCTTCGGTTTTTTCCTCTACATCCGGTAGTGCAATGAGAATCTTGTAACCTGTTGGCTTGGGGAGCTGACTTGCTGTTTTGGTGTCTTCTTCTGACATTTTATCCTCGCACCGGAGAGTTAGCATGCCGGAGTCATGTTTGCACTGCGTTATGCAGTGAATTCGTTACTGCGTTTAATCATCTTGCAATCTTTTCTCAATGTCAAGTATTTCTCGCTCGGCCACGGCTAAACCCTCGATTTTCCCGCAACAATGGCGGTATTCCTCGATATTGGCGCACCCGCCCCCGGCGATGTGGTCGGCGAGGGAGTTCATCTCCTCACGGATGCGCTTGCGGACGAAACCGGTCACAGTATCATTTGTCATTCGTTATCTCCACCACTTTGAGGCGGCTTGCTCTGGTCAATTTGCTTGTTCCGGAGGCGTAAGTCCTCTTGCTTGGCAAGCATATCCATGCCCAGACGCATACCGGCCTCTTTCGCCTGATTGGCGACTTGTTCGGCGGAAATGCCCTGCTGGCCGCGTGTTTTGGCAATATCCACGCCCAAACGGGTGCCTTCGATGCGTTCTTGGGACTTGATGCGCTTTTCGTCCGTCATGGCCTTGAGCTTGGCTTTTTCGAGGTCGGCGTTGAGTTTCGCCATCTCGCGCTGGTTCTTGTCCTGCATTTCCTGTTTCTTGAGTTCCAGCTTCTGGATTTCCAATTGCAGGATGGGGTCTTCGGACTCCGCCGCGTTCTTTTCGGCCTGTGCTTCGGCTTGGTCCTTGCCCAGCAGTTGGTCGGCGGCAGGGCCAACCAGTTGCGACAACCGGTATTCGACATCTTCGGGCAGGGGTTCTTCCGGCGCAGGGGCTTCAATGATGGCGATCCAGTTGGTGAACCGGTCCTGCTTCATCTGCTCGATTTCAGCTTCGGTCAGGCCGTGGTCATCCGGCAGATGCAGCGCATCCGCAAACGTGCCGTACTTGCTATCGAACGAGAAGTCGATCTTGACCACGGCTCACACCCTTACACGCGCTTGGAGCGCACCGACCAGACAGCAGCAGCCACAGTGGCAAGCGCGCCAGCGAGGGCAACAGCGGTTTCAGAGTCAATCCAGCCCTTGCCGACCACAACACCACCAACGGCGGCGAGGAGGGCGCGGGCAACGCCGTAGACTTCGTTCTTCGTCATCACAGGTCTCCAGTTTGTTTAAGCCATGCCCGCACATCGAAGCTAGGGCAGGCTTTGTTGACACCGGGCCAATCCCGGTGGCCTTGGATAACGATACCGGGGTACCGTTCCTTATAGGTGCGGATCAGCGTCAGCAGAGACTTCTTCTGGGCCTCCGTGCGCGTATCCTTCGGGTTCATATTCTTATCGGTGCCGCCGATGTAGCAGATACCGATATTACCCGTGTTGGCTTTCCCTACGTGGGCACCCTTCTGATCGTCGTGCAGAGTGCGGACCGTAAGCCCATCAAGCTCCACCACCCAGTGATAGGAGGTCTGACCAAACTTGGCCTTGTCCCACGCAGTGATCTGCACTG